AAAGCAGCAATATTGAACCAGCTATTAGCTTGCCGCTGAAATTGGTAGAACCAATCTTAATAGCTACAAATTCATTACCGAGTATACGAAGCACTAGCTCAAAGCTGTTTTGTCCGACATTTACTTCAACAGGTTTTTTCTTTTCTTCCATCAGATAATACCTCTAATCGTTCTGAGGTCATCCAAGTTCTTCTCTTTCTTGCCGCCGTCATACTCCCAAGCATAACCACGACTGACCATTTCCTCGTTAATGTTCATAACACCACACCAGATAGTCCCAAGCATTCGCCCATACTTGCCATCTTTTTCAGTGGCTACCCATAGTTTTTCACACTCTGAAAGACGGCGCTCCAAAAAATCCTTGGCCTCAAGACCAAGTTCTTTTTCTTCCAAGTCTTTGGTTCTGGACTCCGGTGTATCGATGCCAGCCAGTCTAACACGCTCTTTTTTGGTGAGATCGAAGCCAAGATCTATGAGTATGTCAACAGTATCACCGTCAACCACTCTGACTACTTCCTTGATTTTGTACTCATACATATCAAACCGTACCCCTGTTACCTAGACAGTTGCCCTTTAGGCAAAGTTCTGCAATTGTAGCTGACTGGTTTGTAGCCTTTGTAGTACTTGTGTACATCACTCGCCATACCCAGCGCCCTGACTTTACATGTACGCTCTATGTCAAACCACTGTTGCCCTTCAAAAGTTACGCAGATCTCCATGTTGGATATCATGCAAGCAACAACAATCGCCTGATACATCTACCTCTCACGTTTTAGGTCAGCCTGTGTGTTTATACGATAAACATTCACTTCGTTTCTGTCGTTTGCAATCTGTTCCTGCAACCGCTGTCGCTGCACCGCCATGTCATAAGCCTGCTGTAGCTTGGCCTGATCAATCTGGAAGTCCATCGCATCGTTCTGCATCTTACGCTGGATCTCTTGCGTATCGTTCTGTAACTCCTGCTGACGTATCTGAACCAAAGGATCAGGTTGTGTCTGCGGCTTGAGCATAGGAGCAAGCTGCTCCATCGTGTCCGCAATCTGCTGTGCAACCGCCGCTTCAATAGCATCTGGATTAATTTGAGGTATAGGCTCACCTAGCTCCTGCGCCTTTATTATGCCCTGCTCAAACATATCCTGAATAACGTCACGAGCAAAAATAGCCAGATGATCCTGTACATGCGCCTGCAAAACACCAAAAGCCTGCGGATTAGCTTGAATGGCAGGGGATTGAATCATGGCAACATGCACACGAATGTGCGCCATGCTGTCCTGCTGCGGGAATGCCTGCAACTGTTGACCCTTCAAAGCCATCGAGTTTTCCGTTGCCGGATCCATAGGTTGTGGAGGCTGCGGTGCTGGTAGGATAGCGTCGATGTTCTTGACATCCAGCGCATCATACATCCGGCGGTAGGCTTCATACAGATTGTGCATCTGCGGTGCGGCCTGCGCTAACTGCAACTGTGTCTGTGCAAGAGACAGGCGCTGCGCCATAGAAAAAATCGACGGGTCAGATACAGGGAGGATATCTATGCGCCCGTCGAAGTCCTGTGCCATGATAGCGGGGTTGATGTTTGCCCCGATAGCATATGGATACGGCATAGGATTATTCTGAAATATCTCAGCTAGCATACGGAACTCATTCTTCTGAGCGTAATGCAGCCGCTTGTGGATACTTGATATTACTTTTGATCCCTGCTCGATGAGAGCCACTGTAGTTCCCACGGGAGCATTGGAGTTGACATCTGCGACCTTGGTGTCCGTAACCTGTGCAAATCGTCTACCCGAATCAACGACCACCCCAAGTAATTGAGCCAGCGTTCCAGAAGGCTCCTTGTAAGGGAGTGGTATAATAGCATTCCTAATATCGCCGCCGGGAGCATCAAGATCACGAAACTCACCCGGGTTAACAGGCTCATCGTCATTCCTGATACGAACACCACGAGCCTTGAAACCACCCGGTAAATTGGAGAGTGTACCAGCGTCGATAAGTTGCCTGAGAATAGATGTAGCAGCACGGGACAGCCCTCCTATCATATGCAACAAACCAAAACCATAGAACCCAAAACCGGGCAGAAACTTGAAATGTACAAAGTACTGACGCTTCCGACGCAGCGGATCCTGCTCACGATAGTTTCGTACTACCGAAAGAATCTCTCCCGAAGCTTCGTCCATCGTAACAATGTAAGGAAGCTTAATGCCTGTTGGCTCACCTTCCGCATCCATATCCTCAAATCCCTCAAGATCCAAGTCCACATGGATTTCAAAAAGCGTAAACACTTCGTCAGAGTAACCTGAACGTAACCCCTGAATTTCATCAGCCTTTCCACGAATTGTTGAGTCAGACTCGTCATCTTCGCTTGGAGATAAATCAACATCTCTATATATCCCTCCTACCTGCATCTTGCGGATTTCGTTCTCACTCATCCGAACAACGTGAGTGTACCGCTCCGCTGTCCTCAAATCAGACGCATGATACGGAACAACCAGATCCTCGGCAGGAACAAACTTAGATACCGCCCTCTGCTTCGTTGGATCAAAATAAACCTTCTTAAATGTAGAACCAGTAATCGGCAGATAAAACAACATCTGATCCGTGTCCTGATCAAACTCCTCCATCACTTCCGTAATCTGGAAGTTCATGAAGTCCTTCACACGTTGAGCCTGCTCCTCAACCTGACGAGATTGCTCACCCAAGATCTGCGTCTTTACAGGACCGCCCGGTGGGAACATCTCTTTATATGCCTGCGCCTGAAACTGCGTAATCGCCTCAGATAACAAAGGATGCGTTACACCACTGGCACCCGCAAACGGCTCAGACCGCTCCTCATAATTAATCCCCAGTAACGTCAAGCCCTTGGATATGGACTCTTCCCATTCAGAGCGACTATCACGATCCTCATCAACTAACCCCCCAAGATCAGACGACAAAGAACCAAGCGTAGACTGATCTAGAACCTCGGCTAAGTTTGCATTGTGATCATAAACCTCGGCCTCAACCTCAACAGCCTCCTCCATACCAACAATCTCAATACCGGGCGGAAGCTCTTCCATACCGGGCAACGGTACTTGGACCTCGGTCATGGCCTGTTCAGGCATTGCCGGACCACCCGGTCCCATAGCCTGCTCCATCATTCCTGCAATCTGTCTTGGTTCAATAGCCATTAGAAGGTTCCCTTAAATGTTCCGCCGCGCTTTTTCATAATAGCGCCACCACGTTTCTTGCCACTCACGGCCTTTTCATACGCAGCGTCGCCTTTTTTCATAAGCTTTCTGGCCTTATTACCCAGATAGCCCGTTGCACCAGCGCCAAGCGCACCTGTCCCATACATCAAAGCTTCACCAATCTCTCCAGCCATAGGGGCAAGCTGTATAACTGCATCAAGAGATGCTGTCTTTACAGTCTTCTTTTTCGGCCCTCGCTTCGTGGTATTGGTTTCTGGATCTACAAGAGACATTAGAATACTCCTTTGAATCTTTGAGGTCGGATCATGCCGCCGCGCTGTTTGTTGTACAGTTTCGGTTCTATGTGATCAACAAACCGATCATACTGGTTGTTAGTCAGATTGCTTATCTGACCACTAATCGCAATAGTACGAATCTCTTTGTCTGTGCGCCCGTCTGTGCGAATCTCTTTATCTTTGCCTGTCATTTCACGAATATACCTTAAATAAGTCACCGATACCAGAACGCATGTCAACCTTGCCGCCGCGCTTGTATCTGCGGACCTGTGATGGTTTAGCCTGCAACGGTGTTAGATCGATGTAGGTCATTGGAAAATCATGCTCTGGTCTTTCTATTTCTAACATATAATCTTTGGTAGCCTGATTATCTCGCAAAGGAGTGCGGTTTACTGCTGGTTGAACTGTGTCCACGGTTCCAATGTCAATGTCTGGATACTTTTGCTTCAGTTCCTTTATGACCTTTTCCTGCGGAGTCTTGTATCTGGATACAAAGGCTGGCAGCTTGTCTTCCTCTAATTCTCGCTTTGCAAATATGTCACGATAGTCAGGAATGTAGAAACGGGTTGATCCGTCGTCAGCAGCTTTCTTGATCATCTGATGAAGCTGGTATCTTGCAACTTGCTCTTGCGTTTCAAATGGTAGGGGATTGGTAAACTCTGGTGATGGGTCACCAAAGCCCCGTTCTGCGGCTCCTTTGGAGTCTTGTGAGAAGTGTATTTTAAGAGCGTCAACGCCTGCATCGTCTACAGCAAGTTTACCCTGATTCTGCCTGTAACTCACATACTCAAAAGCTGTCTTTTTATCAGGAGCGGCTGCTTCTATCGCATCCATGTAGATTTTTGTGGGTCGAGCCTTTGCATCTTCTATGCGATTTTTCTGATCATCAATGCTTTGTTTAAATAAGTCGTCTTCTGAAGATAACTTTCTAAAAGAGGCTGCATCTTTGCGGAGCAACTTAGGATCTATCTTATCCACTGCCTTTGGAAGAAGATTTTTAGCTGCTTGTACTGCTTGTAAAGCATTAGATGGACCACCCAACTCTCGTACAACCTGCCCTTTATCAAAGATCCCTTTAAACTCACTCTGAACATTTGAAATCAATCTATAGGAAGCTTGCAGAACATCTTCTTCCGCTCCAGTTATCGCCTCTGGAATATCAAGGATCTGTTTTAACTCGTCATCTCTGAGAGGCGCACGAGCAATCGTCACAAATGACGGACCAATGCTTGTGTCAGAACTCTGTCTCATTGACCTGTCCGCAGCAAGCCTCAAGACTTTTGATAGCTGATCATTAGAAAGTGTATCTAAGGCGCGGGTGTCCTCAATAACAGCCTGCTTAATAATGTTACCAAGGTCAGCTTCAGTCCGCATCTCTAAACCCATTATATCAGCGGAAGATTCGTCAAAATTTTTCGACCGCTGTAACATTTTTAGTCTTTCCGCAAAACGAAAATCTGGAGAAGCAGCGTCTTCAACTCCTCGGCTACTTTTTTGTAAAAAGTTTCTTTTGCGTATCCCATCCAAGTCTGCCGTTACAGTTCTCTGATTGCTTTCGATTTCTTTGAGCATTCTGGTTTCATCATCAATGCTGGTGATGGCATCGTTCAGTGTTCTGTACTGCGCTCCGTCCTCGATCTTTTGCTCAATCGCCTTGAAAGTCTT